TTCTGGGCGGCGGTGGGCTGTTCGGCATCGACCGGCTGGCGATCAACGCGGGGGAGCGGCGGAAGTCGGCGCTGGGACTTGGTGTGTCGCCGGGCGAGGAGAGTGCGTTCAAGCTGAACTACGGGCGCATACTCGACTCCCCGGAGCAGATGCTGGGTGGGGTGAACGAGGCGCTGCATGATGTCACGAAGCGCGTGGGGCTGTATGGCGCCGGTCTGACGGAACGCGATCTTGCCGGCAAAGATTCAGCGCAGGTTTCTGCGGAACTGGTGCCAGCGATAAAGAAGATCGCGGACCAGACGCCAGATGCGATGATGGCGCAGGTTATGCAATCCCGCCACCTCGACCAGTTTATGACGTTGCAGGATTTCCAGCGGCTGAAGAACACGCCGGCGGATCAGGTGGCAGGATATAAGACATCGTATGAGAAGGACCGCCAGACGCTGGATCTGACGAAGGAACAGGCGCGGGCATGGCAGGATCTCCAGGTCCAACTAAAGCGCGCCGGAGAGAGCATCGAGAACGTGTTCATAACGGCGCTGACACCGCTGGCTCCGGCGATCGGGCGGTTGTCTGAGGCATTCACGAAGGTCGTGTCGGACTTGCTCCATAACCCGCACATTGCGGAATGGATCGATGGGTTGGCCAATTCCATCAAAGAATTTGGTGACTGGATTGGTGGGTCCAAGTTTCAAAAGGACGTAACCGGGTTTGTGGATTATGTCGGCGATCTCGTGAAGAATGCGGGCGACTTCACGAAAGGCATTCGTGATATGGCAGGCGCCATAAAGGACTTCATGGATGGTGTCCGGCCGATTTTGAATTGGCTGGGAGCGACCAAGGTTCCTGATGAATTTGACCCGCAGAAATTGACGAATCAGGCGGCGACGTGGCTGCGGAAGAAATTAATTACCGGCGAACCGGAGGCGCTTACCGGTGGTGCGCTCGGTCAACCAAGTGGCGATACGACTGGCGCTCTTGGGGGCGCGTCTCCGAACTCAGGGGCTTCTCCGTTGATCGAAGAGTTCAAGCAGTGGCTCCGTGATCGGCCAAAGGGTGGCTCATACTCAGATCCGTCCGGGGAGTTTGGTCCACCGACTGCTTCGCCTATGAATTACAACATCCCGCGTGGCATCAGGAACAACAACCCGCTCAACATCTCCTATGTCCCTGGGCAGGAGGGGGCGGTCGGTTCAGACGGCCGGTTCGGCATCTATGGCTCCCAGGAACAGGGGATAGCTTCGGCCGAGCGCCAACTGCTTCGCTATCAGGATCGCGGTATCGACACGCTCACGAAGGTTCTCAACAAATGGGCGCCTCCGAGTGAGAACGATACGGGGGCGTATATCGCGAAAGTATCGCGTGACACCGGGATCAAGCCAGACGAACGGATCGACTTCCGCAACCGTCAGCAGGCTGCGGCGATCATCGCGTCAATGGCGCAGCATGAGACCGGGCGGCAACTTGATCCGGCCGCCGTCAACCGGGGTGTCGTCAGTGGAGGCGCCGCGGCGAACGGCATGAAAAGAACAACGGTCGATATCAACGTGAACAATGCGACCGGTGCGAATATCACATCATCTGTCGCGCAGTTGGCGGTGTAAGCCATGAGTTTCGGAAGCGCAGTATTCAAATTAGCGATGCAGCTGTCGCCGATTTTGCTAATAGACGGCATTGCGACCTACATGGGCGGCGGTGTTCTGCCGATCATCGCTCTGACCGAGGCGGCACATTTCGTTGCCGGGCTGCTGAGCGGGACCGACAACATCGAACTGGACAACTTCTTCGCGCACTTCCAGCCGGTTGCCGGCGGGACGATCATCAGCAATCAGGTCGGAACTTACCCGTTCGCTAACCAGGCCGTGGCGGGAAACGCGATCATCGCACAGCCGACTAACCTAACGATGCGGATGATCTGCCCCGCGCGCGACATTTTGGGCTATGCGACGAAGCTGGCCACGATGATTGCGCTTCAGGCGACGCTAGCGAAACACAACTCGCTCGGTGGGACTTATACAATCGTCACCCCGGCAGCCTATTACACTGGCGGCATCATGACCGGGATGACCGATGCATCGGACGGCGCGAGTCATCAGGTGCAAAACGCATGGCAGATGGATTTCACGTTCCCCCTCATCTCGCTCAATCAGACCGAGGGCGCGGTGAATTCGCTCATGGGCAAGCTTACCAACGGCACGCAGGTTGATGGACAACCGGCGTGGTCCGGGATGTCGAACGTCGTGGGGGCGTCGAACAGCGTCACCGCGCCAAGCATCATCCCGGCGACGGCGGGACTGCCGGCTGCTAACATCGCGTCGTTCGCTGGCGGCGTTACGTGACGAGGCTATTATTGCGGACCAGTAGGGCCTCAACCCCCCTACTATGCCACCCGTCCGCGAGGCCATTCTCGTGCAGCGCAGCTAGGGCACGATCCAAGACTGGTTGTCTTTCCGCGCAAGGCCAGCGTGCATGTGTGACATTATAGCGCCCGCTTGGCAAGTGTTCGCGTGACGACGGTCACTGCGTTCTCCCCCACTCCGCTCGCACCGTTCCAGTTCCAGGCGACATTCGACGCGGTCGAATACAACGTCATCGTGACGTGGAACACCTACGCCCAGCGGTGGTACGTGAACGTTTACGACCAGTCCGGCGTTCTGATCGTGGCTATCGCCCGCGTCGGTTCGCCGCCGGGTTATGACATCTCGCTCGTTGCTGGATACTTCACCTCGACGCTGGTATTTCGGCAGGCGACGCAGACTTTCGAGGTGTCGCCTTAGTATGGGACCTCATGATGCTATACGTTGGAAGAGGCAACTTGACCGCACACCGGAGAAATAGGCTACTATCTCACCTCGGTCTGCGGTCTTCACCACACACCGGTCACCTTCTTCTTTGGAAATGTGAATCAGCACTTCGCCGGATTTATCCACAATAATTATATCGCTTACCTCGATCATGTCACAATGCCCTCCGTAGATAACTAGATCATAACACACAATCGGCTGGAATGTTGTCCTTGGATTTGTAGCGGGGGATGAGGTTTGCGGTTCTATGAAATAAGGATCAGTGACCCCAAGACCGGCGCGTCGGTTCTTCCGTCTTCGCTGGCTGGCGGCAAATTATCCAGCTTGAACGCGGACGGGTCATTCAACCCCGCTGCTCTCAATGTGGAATTGGACGTCAGCCAGACACCTATGCACGCACCGAGCGGCGCATCTCTCTGCCGGATCTGGGGACTTTCCTTAAAAGATTTGGGTGCGGCGTTCAATCTTGGTGCGCCAGGACCGGCCCCGACCGGGCCTGATGACACGACCAGCGGCGCGCACATCTCAATCTTCGGCGGGATGTCAAAGGGGCTCCCGTTGGCCGCACCAGCGCAGCAGGGCCTTCTCGTGAAGGGCCAGATCTTTCAGGCATTTGGAAACTGGCTCGGTACGGACATGACCCTCGACCTGATCCTTGCCCCCCCGACCGGGTCCGTTGATGCGCCTTTCAATTTCGTGCTGAACTGGATTGCCGGATCAACGCTAGAAAGTGCGCTGCGCAACACACTCTCTACCGTTTATCCCCACAACAAGCTGGACATCTCGATCAGCGATCGTCTCACACTCAACCATGACGAACCAGGCCACTGGCAAACGTTCGAGCAAATGGGCGGGTGGCTGTATCGTCGATCCAAGGCCATTATCCGAGATCAAAATTACCCTGGCGTCATAATGGCATGGGATGGCGATAAGCTGCGCGTATCTGATTTTACCGGGCCGCCGAACCCTGCCAAACAGATCTTGTTTCGGGATCTTATTGGACAGCCAACTTGGATTAGACCGCTGACGATTGGGGTGAAATGCGTAATGCGCGGAGACCTCGACCTCCAGGATATTGTATCGCTACCGGGGGGCCTTATCACTAACACGGCGCAGTCATTTCTACGTTTCCAGGACAAAACAAATTTTACCGGTAATTATCAGATTCAATCAATCAAGCACTACGGCAACTTCCGCCAGCCCGACGCCGCTTCCTGGGCGACGGTGTTAGAGATGACCCCGGAGTTTAAGAGTGTCTGACAACGTTCAGAAAACCCCGGTCTCAGATACTCTGAACGAGTTCGCACGCCGGAAGGCTGCGGACGCGATCCAGCAGACCGGGCGTTCATTGCCGGCGACTGTGGTCAAGGTGAAGGGCTCGATCGTAACGGTGAAGTTCGAAATCAGCAACACCGTGTTCACGCTCCCGAACGTCACGATCCCGCTCTTTGGTCCGGAGTATATCCGCTATCCGATCCAGCCCGGCGACAAGGGCTTTGTAGTGGCGGCCGATGCCTACCTTGGCGGAATGTCCGGGCTTGGCGGCGGAACGGCGGACCTGTCGCAATTGGCGAACTTGGCAGCGTTGGTGTTCTTCCCGATCGGCAATACGAGTTTCTTCGCGGTCGATCCGCAGGCCGTCGTGATCTACGGCCCGAACGGGGTTGTCCTCAGGGACACCACCAACGCGAGCAACGTCACGCTCACGCCGCAATCGATCAATGCCGTAGCGCCACAACAGATATCGCAGACAGTTGGGTTGGCATCGATCACCGAAACGCCAAATTTGATCACG